GTCTGTTCATCGTATCGCATTTTAGATAGAGGGTCACTTGAAACTCGTGTTTGATCCTTGAATTGATAATCAAATTCATGGTGTACAAGACACTTGACATAATGCTCTTCCATCGCCGGAGACCAATAACCATTTCTGGCTATCCTCCGGGCAATACGCTCTGATATACGAGGGTCTAGATAATTAGTGGCGGCTCTGTAGTCACCACTATTAAATATATCCCAAGAAGGATTCTTTTCAACTGTATTAACATTGAAAATTTCTTCGAGGTATTGACCATCTATAACCTGACCGGTTAATTTAAAGGGTTTACATGAACGAAGACGATCATGAACTCTCTGCTGCCTAAGTTTCGCAACGTAGTAGTCCTTTGCGGGACCACCACTTATTAGCCGAACTTTAAAAGGCTCCTTCAATCCAACCATTTTACATTTAAGGCGGGAACTTTTATCCTGATCCAGTCGATCACGAATTATTTCAGCAACATGTTCTCGCACGAAAGGTCGTGGAGGTAGTGCTGGGGATAAGAAAGTAAGAATATGCCCAAGGAGATCTTCTGATTGAAAGACCACTTGCGCATTAGTATTTTGATTAGAAATTAACGCTGATTTCAACTTAGGTTGAATAATAAATCCAATGTTACTATGGCTATCTTCTTGCATTGGCAAGAATGGTCCATTTACTCGGAATTCATTAGGAATCAGATGCCCAAAGGCACCTCCATAAACACGTTTTTTCTCATAATGACCGGCAGTTGAGGGAATAGGAATAGAAAATTCCTTATTATCCCAACCACGAGGGAAGAAAGCATCGACTGCTTTATCGCATGACTCACAAACACGATCGTAATCTAAACGATCATCATCCGTAATACATAACTCATTATGATGATTTGTACACAACACTGAAACCGTGTCGTCCAACTCATCATCTAATACATTATCACTCACTTCTGGCATTGCACGTTTGATTTGTAAGAAATTCTGACCTGTTTTTAAACACTTGTCATTTATTTTATGTCTCAAAAAGAGATAAAACTTACCACCAAATAGAATGCTCGGATTATCATCCGTATCCACAAATTCGGGACGCTTGGGTAGATCCTTTTCCCCCTGCTCCATAATTAATGACATTATCGTCGATG